TATCGCGCCCTGATTTGAAGTCGTTAAACTCTTTAATCTTGGGAACCATCGTTTCTATAGCTTCCCTAGCTCTATCATCTTTCGACATAGATGCTTTGCGCTGCTGCTCGGCGTTGCCGTTCCATCTGTCTTTTATGTTCGCTCTATGCTGTTTAGCTGCTTCGTTAAAGCGCTTTTGCATAGCTTGAAACTGTGGAGTCTGCGAAAGTTGCTGTAAGAACTTCTCACGCTTTGCTTGGTCGCTCATTGACTACCTTTTTTGTCTGTGATTCTAGCTTTTGATTTGCTTCCGCTAGTTTCTTTTCTAGCTCTGAGATTTGGTCTTTTGCTTCGGTGCTTAGAGCGCCATTCATATAATGTAAGCAGATTCTTTCGAGGTCATCCCAAGGATTCTCGCCCATTGGTCCCGAGTGTTTCTTGGCGTGTGCTGCTCTATACGGATTGCGATCGTTTAAGCTAGGGAAGTTTCCATAATGCAAGACTCTAGCCTTGCGCTTGCTCAATACTGCGTCATGAATCTTTTGCCCGATTTCGGGTCTATCTTCGGCGTTAAGTGTCCATAAATCCATTACAGGGGTTTGTGTGCGGATATCAAAACGCTCTATTTCAAACAGAATATAAGCTCTGTTTGGAGGCTTCCAACCACGCAGCTTTTCTAATGCGCCCGCGCTTGGCTCCTTCATTGTCTTAAAGGCTTCTTTGTCGGTGATAGACATATTAATCCTTAAAATAAAAAAGCCTCGCTAGTATGGAGATAACTAGCGAGGCCAAGAGAGGTGTACTTAAATGAACTAAAACAAAAACTAAGAATCAGAGCTTACAAGTATACCGGCTGCGTCGTTCCACTCGACAATGTCGTAGAGGAAGTAACTTCCGATTTCTTTGTAAAAACCTGCACTAACCTGATTTACAACCAAGCTAAGAGGCGACGCAGCGAAGATACCTGCTAAGCACCACATAGGATGAATTAGCATCTGCTGATCGTCGCCGCCTGAAGTTCCGAATCCTGTGGTCTGATAAATATCGCAGACACCGGGAATAGAACCGATAAAGCCGTTAGCTTGAACGCCTGAGCCTCTGAAAGCGGATAGCATAGCAGGGTTAGACCATGCTGCTGCGCCACTTTGTATGATGTCTTTCTTAACAGCGTAAACGCCCTTCGGCCCAAGCACCGCAGCAAGCATTACTTCAGGATTTGGACAGTTGCCATTGTAGATGGTGTACTGTGCAAGCATCAAGTCATCTACTGTTAGAGTAGATGCGGAAGTGACAGTACCTGAAAGTCCTGCTGCCATCGAAAGAGCGTCGTTATCTACAGCGCGAGCGATAGATGCAAACTGCTCTTGTGCAAGTCTTGATAGGTCGATGTTTGTGAATGTTTCAGCTTCAACCGACAAGCCCGAAACTACAGCGCATTTAGCTGCGGTAGCGGTCACGCTTGAATCGGTTAGCTCACCGCCCGAACCAATCGACTGTGCTGTTGATTCAGCTACAGGGTTAGTCGCGGAAAGAGAGCCATTTTTACGAAACTTGACTACGTTAGTATTCTGAGGAAGATTCTCAGTATACATCAAGTTCATCATCACTGACTTTTTAACAAATGCGGGAGAACCTACCGCAGAGATTAAGTTTCCAAGCGTAATCGCATTGGAGACTTCAGTTACGTTTGCAACTGCCATAATAAACTCCTAAAATATAAAACCTAAAAAGTTAATTAACCTAAAATGTATGTAACGCTCGCTTCCCAAACCCAAGTCTCTGCTGCTACGCCTGCGACCTGTACTTGTGCAAGTTGGTTTGTGGTGTCTACTGCGATTGATACCGCAGGTGTTCCGGCGCTATCCTCGATGCCTCGCGCTGTCGCCGAGCCTAAAGATGCTACGTTCCCCGATGAGCCGCGACGTACGCCCGCGATTAAATCGCCTGAAAACCCTGCTGAATAATCCGACTTGAAGCCGACCACCTGAGCGCTAATAGACGCACAAGTGTTTAGCGGAATTGGAATCGATAGAATCGTGGTCGCTGTTGCGCCTGATGTACTGAGCGTCGCGCCGAGAGTCCTAGCACCGCCACCCTTTAGGGAGCCTCTGCTAGCTGCGGTCGTTAAATCTCTTAAAACTGTTGGCATAAAACCTAACTCCTAAAAACTAAAATAACTTGATACCTTTTAAAATTTCTGTAGCTGCTTCAGGTGTGAGCGCTTTTCTCTGCTGCTCAGGTGTCATTCCTGCTAGGTCGTGGAATGTAACAGGACGACCGCTGCTCGATGACGATTTACTGCGTCCGTTGTCTGTGCCTGATGTGCCTGTCGGCTTAGCGCATGATGGGTATTTGTTTCTAAGCTCGCCTAGAAACTCGTCTAAGCCCATCTTCTCGCGCTTGTTCGTCTCGCTATATCTGACTTCGCCCTTCTCATCTTTAACGATAATTTGGCCGTCCTCCCAATCGCATGATTGCTCTATGCGTGATTGAATTAGCTCTAGCGCGTCGCTGTTAAATACATCCGCAGCTTTAGAGATTGCGGAACGCACTACGCGCTCATGTTTAAGCTCCTTTGATTGCTTGTCGAGGTCGGCTTTTAGCTTTTCCTCGCGTGTTGCGAACTCGTCGCGCAATTCCTTCTTTAGCTTCTCGATTGCTTCAGGGTCGCCCGTCTTAGCTTTGTCATCGACCATCTTATCGCGGTCGTCTTTTACTGTTTTTAATCGCTGTATCTCTCTTTGGTCATAAGCTCGGTCGGCTTCTAGCTTCTCGATTTTTGCCATTAGAGCGCTTACATCGGGTGTTGCTGTTTTATCGTCTGTCTTTTTGTCTGTGGTGTGACTGTCTGACATTTTCTATTTCCTGATTAATGCAGCAATCTTGTCCCTAATCGATTGCCACTGTTTTTCTGAAAAGCCAAAGAATTGACGACCGCGCTCGATGTTTCCTCGCGCCTTCGCTGCTTCCTTAGCGTTACTAAAATAAACTTCGCCTACTATGTTTGCTCCGCGTCGGGTTACTCTGCGCGTGATAGCTCTTAGCATCGCGCCTTTTAAGGTCATGTCGACCGCGCTTCTATTTACTGAGAATTGAGCGCCCTTGCCTGACTTGTAGCGTCCCTTTGCTTTGGCGTATTGCTCCGAGTACGGCTTAAACTGTGACTCGTTTACGTCCCTGTGTTGCTGCGTGATTCGCAGTTCCATCTTTGTCTGTTCGTCTGTGAGAATCTTTGGCAAGCCTTCCTCGATGGCTTTTAGTACATCATCTAAGTCGCCCTCAAAGACTGTCTTGCCCTGTATTGTCACCGCCATTTAATTCACTCGCTAACTCGTCTGACATCGCTAGTAATCTGTGTCTACAATTCCAACCGCCGAGGTATATTTCTGCGGGTAAACCTTGGTCGTTATCCCAAGATTTAATCTCATCAAGAGTGAATATTTTACCTACTCGCTCCGCGCAGAATGGCCTTGTGCGTCCATCGTCCGGACCTTCATATAGAAACTTATTCGCGCCTGCGTCTGCTGCTTTCTTCTGATTGATTGCGCGCGAAAATCCTGCGACTGCTGTATTTAATTCTGTGTCAATGCGAGCTTTTATCTCGTCGCTCTTACCATCTACTAGGCTATCAACATCGATAGATTCACCTAATATTACTTGCTTCATTAGCGTAGAGCGTACATCGTCTACATATTCGCCGACTGTGCTTGATACTCTATCGATATCAAAACTTATTAGAGCCTCTAGGCTATCAATATCAAACTCTGAATAGGTGATTGTCTTGCCTAATCCTCGCTCTAATAGCGCTGTAATCCTGTCTAGTTCGTTTCCGTAAACGTCGTTCAGGCCGCTAAGCTGCTCCTGAAGTCCTGCTTCTTCAAGCGCAGACCTCAGACCACCGAGTAACTTAGCGGCTTCAATAGCGGTCCCCTCGTTATTTGCTGCTAGTTTCTTTAGGGCTTTCTTTAGATTCTTTCGCAAGAACAAATCTAGCGAATCGGCAAAGTTTGCTATCTCTGCTTCGCTCGCCTTTATACCGCGTCGCGCTTCGCCCTTAAGCTGCTTGGCCATTTGCTAACCTTGTTAGGATAGCGCTTCGCGTGTCGACTGTAGCCTTATTAGTGGCTATTGATGTCTTGTCTATGTCGGCTGCTATTGCGTCGAAATTATCAAGACCTTGAAACGCTGCTAGCTTCTTTAAAACTTCGCGATACCATGAAGGCACAGCGCGTATATCGTCGCGTAATGCGTTGAGTATTAGAATCTCTTTGTCGATATCGATGTCTTGTATATTGCGCGATAGCTGTATCTTGCCTTCAAAGTTCTTTATGCCTTTAAAGAAAGCATAGTCTTTGATGAATTGATTAGCTAAGTTCTCGATGCTCTCAATTTCTGACTCGATTAGCGCTGCTACTTGCTCTTTAGTCTCGCGCTGCGTTGCTGCCGATTCTACCTGTGCGCTGTCTGCGCTTACTCGATTTTGATTAAAGGCAATACGGAATATATTCTGTACTGTTTTCTCGATGTTATTATCGATGCTTGTAGTATCTACAGGCTGCAATACTTCGATGCCTGCATCCGCAGGGAGAAAGCCTGCGGTATATTCCGCGATAGCTTTCTTCTGTTCTTCGCTTACTACGCCTTTAAAAAATATGCGCTGATGAGCTTGGAAGTATTGTATCGAATCGCGTGTAGACTCTAGGTTATAGAGCTTTCGGCATTGTTCTGCGACATCCTTAACCCATGACTCGCCATTTTCTATCGAGCGAATAGGAAGATTCGGAAAGCCCGACTTAGTATAGCTATCGACTAGCTTCCACTTTTGGCCGTCCTCGCCTTCCTCGCTTTCTGCCTTATAAGTTTCAACTGTATAAACGCCATTAGAAAAGCTAAAAACTTTTGAATAAATGCTTTCGGTCGGTTCTTTACTTGCTGACTCACGCGGTTCTACCTCACAATATTCGTATCGTAAGAACTTAAATCCGTTCTTTCCGTCGACTTCCCAATCTTTAACATCAAGCGCAGGAAGCAAGCGAAATATCGGACGCAAGCCAAGCGCTTTTTGCTCGGCTAGGCTGCTCACTTCTATCGATGGCGCATCTGTTAAGACAATAGGCTTGCCATAAAGTAGCATCGCTTTAGTGACATCATCTTGAATAAATGACACTAGGCTTTTGCCTGTTCCTGTTACATCGTTAATCTCATCGCCGAACATCTTAGCGACTTCGGGAGATATTACGGGAGGGTCTTTAAAGAATAGCGAGGTATAGCGCGAAACAATCGGCTCTAAAAGATTCGTATAAGTCGAACGCATCTCGCGAATAGCTCTGATGCGCTGACTGTCTGCTGATTGAATCGTCTCAAGCTCATGAGGCCAAAGATACTTAGCGCTCTTTAAGTCCTCGGGGTCGCCCTCATATAAGTCGTGATAAGTCTCCCAATTATCCTGATTTTCGGAATATTCGGGATGCTCAAAGAACTCTACTTGAGCCACTAATTAAGCCTCGATATATGATATTTGGAATTGAGTAGTGCCGCCTGCTCCTGATGTAACTGTTAGCCCTTCGCCTGCGACTGTTTCAAAGTATCCATGCTGCGTGAATGGAATAACGCTGATTGCGTTAGCTACATAAGTAAATGTCGCACTTATCGCTGTTCCTGCGCCCGCAGGCTTGCTAT